CATACCCCAACCTCTTGCCCCCTCCCAGTTGAGGCGCACCTATGGTAAGGCCGCTAAATCCAGAAACTACGCTACCAGACTGTGCAACCGTTATAGTGTCTCCACTTGATGCGCTTGAAGAACTATCATGTATGCCAATAGGATTTAAACCGCTACCGTTGTTTGCTACATTAATAGTTTGAGCAACAATTTGATAATTCGAAGCTGATGTTTGTGCATCTAAAAACACATCCGTGCCTAGTGTAAACAAAAAGTCTCTTCCAGTGTCGTATGTTACAAACCCCCCTCCTTTGGGGTAAGGAATAGTCAAGTCTGAACTTACTTCATTAATTTTTAAAGAAACCAATGCTCCAATGTTTGTTTCATCGTAAGCTAGTTTTATAACGGCAATAATGCCGCCCGAAGCACTTGCGGCTCCCGCTTTATACAATATATAAGCCGTTCCACTACTATCATACACTACACTTGCGGTTACCGTAGGATAACTGCCATTTGAAGATAATGGAAGACTTGCAAAATTTGATGTGTCCTTCAAGGCAATAGGTCTACCTTTAATATTAGAAATACTACCACTTCCAACAGTCATTTCATAAAGCGCAACAGCAGTGCCACCAGAATTAATGCTGCCGGTGGTGGATACTGTATTAATGCCAATACCCCAACATTTTGTGCTAGTCACATCGTACCATGATATTTGAGGAACTGAGTTTGCGCCTGTCTCCAGACCAGACATAGTTAAAGGCCCAAGGGCGTAATTTACTTGTGTGGGTGTATTGCCACTTACAGTAAACAGAAAAACTTGCTGATCTCCATAAGCATATCGCGTAGTAGCGGCATCCGAACCAGCATTCACAATATATTGGCTAGAATTTTGATGCCAATGAATACTTGAAGGAAATACACCAGATCGGTACCATTTTGTACCAGATGAACTTAGCACATCTTTCCAACTCCCCCCAGAAACAGTGTTGTTGCCAGCGTTGATAGTAGCCACTTTTACGGAAAGGCGATACGCGTTGCTCTCATTAGCTTCGTTGTTGTAATCCCCCATGTGAGAAATCATGAGATGAGAGCCATCCTGTGCAATGTCAAAACTTGGGCTTTCTATAGAGTTAGAACGATCATAGTAAGTAAAGCCTCGCGTAGCACCACTTCCAGCATTACCAAGATTAGTCGTATGCGTCCAAGCTACGGTGTTGTTGCTGGCGTCTAACGTACCTACTGCAACCGCAATACCGCCATAATTGCCAGCAGACGCATAGCCACCGTAATCATAAACAGCAATAAACCTGTCTATGTTGGCGTTGTACTTTACGTTACAATTATTCATCGGTCCTGAAGAGTTAAACGCAGCGGGTGTGCCGTGGGTCATTGTCCCATCCGCAGCAACAGCAGAAACCACATACCTTGCATTCGCAGCACTTGATCCAGCACGGTATTTATAAATTGTTACGTGTCTACGGTCTGCAACAGTACCTGAATCTTTATACGCTGACGAACCAGCATGACCATTATATTGAATGCCATAGTTCCCACCAAGTTGGGCGCTAAAAGTGCTGACTACAACGTCATTGTCTGCAAGTGGGAAAGAAGCCGTTTGATCCACGGTTCCATCACTGTTCAAAAACACTGCCGCTCTAGCGGCAACAGTAGCATTCGTAACATATGATTGCCGACTATCTGAGCCAGAAACAGTAGCCCAAGACGCATCTGTTCCATCGGATTGAAGCAGTGTATTTGCACCGCCGATAGCCAGAGGCGTAGACACACCAGAACTATTGCCAACATCAATAGAGCCTCGTGTTAAAGAGCGAGTAACAGTGCTGTTGAACGTAGCCGCGCCAGCCGCAGACATATCAAGAGACAATGCAGTAATTTCTGCACCTCCATCATTACCTTTCAACAAGATGTCTTTGTCTTCGACATTAGACTTGATGACAAGGTCACTGGATGCGTTGGTTATAGTTCCAATGGATGTGCCGCCATCTTTAAATATTACATCTGCCCCATCAGCATCCAGAATAATATCGCCAGCACTGTCCAACGTGATGGTTGTTCCTGCAGCAGTAAATGTGCCGTCAGCCGTAATGGATATGTTGGCTGCTGCTGCGGCTGCGTCTGTAGTGGCGATTGCCAAGGCACCATCAGCCGCGACAGTCAGCGTTGCCGTGTCGCCTGATGATCCTGTCATTGTTATGACTTTGCCGCCTACAGCAATGTCTCCCATGACCGTTGTTCCAGCCAGATTTACATCTGTCAAAAGATCGTAGACAACGCCGTTTGTGCTGCCCCCACCATCTGTGGCGATCATTTTGACCTGACCAGCAGGAATTGCAATACCCGCTGGGCTTGAGCCTTGCTTCATCGTCAAAGTTGCAGACGTTGCATTCTCAATCAGCCAAACCTTTGAGATGGTCGCTGGTACAAATGTTACTGTGCAAGCCTGACCACCACCACTCAATCTCAAGTACATACTGCGGTCAGCATCCAGTGCGCCATCCGTAAGTGTTATGTTGTCTGAGGGAGCGTCGGCAATAACACGTGTGCCGTAGCTGAACGCTTCCGCAATCATTTCTAAGTTTAGGTTCGTGACTGTTCCCCATGCGCCCGACTGATCGCCAGTCGCCATTTCATTGAGGCGTAAGTCATTATCATAGGATGAAGTCATATCAATCGATCCTTACAATTGCGGTGTTTCGATCAGGAGCAGGAAACACGATGCGGAAAGTGCCGCCACTAACAGAAAAGTCACCGCCAAAATTAAGAATGGCAATTGCACCTCTTGCGTTGTTAGATGCATCGCCCAGCGTCTTGTTGTAGATCAATGCGCCAGCGGCGGTAAATGTTGCGCTTGTCCACTGTGGGTCAGCCGCATCAAAAATGCCACTTCCAGCAGTGGTGCTGGCACTGTTGGTGTCTTCTGTTACTGCCTTGCTTGCCAGTGCAACGCCGCCAGTGGTGTAGCCATTGCCGTTGTTAACCTGACCAGAAGTGATGTAACCATCCGTTGTTGCATTAAGTGTCGCGCTGCTTGTGTACAACGCAATCATTATTACGTCAGTGTCTAGGTGGTGGTCACCCAGAAGCACGTCTTTTTTAAACAGCGTACTCATCGCCTGTGTTATAGCCATTATATGCCTCCATTATATTCTGCTGTATAGTTCCTTTGCATCTCTTGTACTGTTAACTGAACAGCTTCGTCAAGTTGAGTTTTATAGAGAGACAAAGTCTCTGGCGCTTTGAGAAACGCCGATGCCTCGAACAGAGCTGCAGAAAGTAGAACTGTTGTTGCATTAGTTCCTATCCAAGTGTTTGGATTTGAATCGCTTAGACCCACCTCAGGAGAAACAAAATCAACACTATAAGCCAAAGCTGCTGATGGTGTTGGTGCCAATGTAATCACTGTTCCAGCTGTCCCTGCACTATCGGTGCTGTACATGCGTGGTGTGCCTTGAGTCGTTGCATTCGGCCAATAGTCGCGGATGTACGAATCAACTCTGTGGTCAAGATACGTGACAACATTTGTGTCTGTAATTGATACCTGTCGGATCATCCGAGCTGTTGGAATTGTATATGAAGCTGTTCCTTGAACAAGATTGGCTGCTGCAGAGGTCTGTCGGAAGCAGGGCATGTTTGGGAGCCTCTGAAAAACCATCTCTTCAGCCTGTGCGATGATCGTGTCAATTGACGCGACGAACTCTGCTGAGTCATCCTCTAAGAAGTCTTGGATGTTGGCCTTGAGTTCTGTGTAGTTCATCTATTCATCCTCAATTCCATTGACCAGTTCCATATCCTGCCTCGCCCCATGTTGTTACAAGACGCACTTCTTCAGCACCAACAGCACCCGATCCACCCAAGCCACTTACTGTGAGGTTTGAGTCAATTGCAACAGCCTCAGACCCAACGGCTGCTGTGCCACCGACCCCATCTTCATCAAATATTGCATCGGCTTGGATGCCTTCAATTGCCACGGCACCCGAGCCACCAACGCCAGTTTCAGTGATTATTGCATCCGCAGAAATGCCTTCAATTCCAACGCCACCAATGCCGCCCAGACCAGCAGTGTGTGGGCTTCCATTAAGATCACCCCAGCCGCCTTGGCCCCACTCGCCTATTCCCCAACCGAATGCCTCCACAGAAACAACATTGCCAACAGATGCTGTACCACCAACACCTGTGACTGTTGGCAACCCTTCAATGACGCCTGTGCCTGCGCTGCCAGAGCCACCAACACCAGTTGCGATCTCATCAAGCTCTATTGGGACAGTGCCACCCGAACTTGTCAATGCTGGAGTATTAAGCTGACCACCCATTAAGTTATGGTTAGTGCAGTAGTAATAAAGTGTTGGTGCGTTGTCAGCCACAACTATCTGGGTGTAAGCATTGGCCTGTCCCGGCGTTCCAGAGGTTGTCACACCTGTTGTGTACTCGCTGCCTCCACCATGCGTCCCATTTGCTGTTGTGCTAAATCGCAACGGATGCCCATTGTTGGAGGACGCACTTTGATCGAAGCGATATGTGCTGCCTTCTGTCAGGCTTATAGTTGGCGCTGGGCCTCCAGCATCTATGTAATATCTGTTGCCAGCGGCTGTAGATTGAACAGTTATCGCAAGAGAAACAGTCCCTGATGCTGGGGTGTAAGATGTTCCACCCATTAGATTGTGATTGGTGCAATAATAGTAAAGTGTTGGCGCACCAGCCGCCACAGTTATTTCAGTATAAGCCCCAGCATTTCCCGCTGTTCCAGAGGTTGTCACCCCTGTTGTATATTCACTTCCCCCAGCATGTGTCCCATTTGCTGTGGTTGAGAACCTTAATGGGTGACCATTGTTGGAAGACGCAGATTGGTCAAAGCGATACGTTTGTCCCTCTTGCAAATAAAGCTGTTGTTGGAGAACGCCATCAACATAATATCTGTTGCCAGCGGCTATAGCTCCGACAGTTATCGCATATTCTAGGTAAGACGCGCTGACCGTAGCAACTTCGCCAGACCCACCCACGCCTGTCGCGGCGAAGTCTGTCGTGATAAACAGTGATGTGTTGCCAGCCGTTGCTGTGCCGCCCACACCTGTCTGAGACGTATGGATAACTTCAAAGTCGGGTATTTTCCCTGCGAACGCTGTGCCAGCAATGCCAACATTAGTTGTTAGTCTGCGATCAGCAAATATGTCGTAATTAAACCCTATAAATACCTCAGCATTTTCTGGGTCATTGTCTGGTCTTGGGCTGAAGAGAGCTGTGGCGTCAACAACATTCTTAGCAGGAGTCAACTGCGGCTGCTTCGGCTCCCAATCTTCTGGGGAAACTCTGAGG